TACTCCGCTGTTGTGTTGTTCTTGATGGTGTCCCCCGCATCCCGGCCATAGGTTGCCGTGGTCCGGCACGTAGGTACCACCCATCCCGGCGTGCTTGACGTGGCAGCACTGCACCTTGAACAGACACTCAGCAAAGCTACTTAGCCGGACGGCGATAGCGCACGGATTACTACGGATATAATCGCGGTACGCGTCGTCGCGGAGGGGGTTATGACGGGTCAAAATACCGCCAGCAGTAATGTTCGTCGGCTACGGCTATGCTGTCGGCGCGGGTAGTCACGGCGTCAAGCCGCATGTGACACCGTTCGTCACGCATAGCTTGGTTACGTAGTTGTTCGGCGTTCATCGCGAACGCGAAGACGGCCAATCCAGATACGACAATAGACGCCATCGCCATCCCGACAATCCACCCGCTAACGGTTACCTTGTTTCGTTCCCACCACGACTTACGGGGTTCGTAACCGTCGAGCGCCGTCGTGATTTCGTCAAGTTCGTTCATGTTGATTCACCATATCCAAGCAGTTAGCGTATCCCGCCATATCGACGCGGTTGTCTCTTGTCGGTTTGTTACATTCGCGTACTATCTTGAGCGACAGCATACACATAGCCACTTGTTCCGCCGTTACCTTGGTGTCAAGCACAACGCTCCACATAGCCGCTATCTTCGTCAAACAGTCGTACGGGTGGCCGTAGTCGTTCTGCCGGTCGCCGCGAACCAGTGCGTCGGCGTCAACTAGGATAGATTTATCAGTCATGTAGTACCCGTTCACCTAGCGCCGTTGTTTTATACCATCCGCGTTCGTTGCGTTCAAGGTATCCTTTCTTTACCATCCGCAGGCAGATAGGACTAGCCCACGCTGAATGACGCCTCGTGCCTGGCCAAATGAGTTTTGGTATATCAGTTGGCGACGTCCACTTATGTTCTACCACAGCGCATATAGCACGTTCGTTGTTTGTCGGTCTATCCTGTGACATGCTCAACCACCTCTCTCCAGTCGTCTACCCACGTTATCCACGCCGTTAAAGAACTACGCATATCAACGCCACGGTTCCACGGACGGTTGATAATAATGGCGCGGTGTCGGCGTTTCTCTACCCATTCGATCACCGTTTCGGCGCGGTCCTCGATCAGTATATCAGCGTCAATCAGGGATTTGTCGCCGGTAACGATGAAGTCATCTGATAACCCGCCCCACCAACCGTCGTTTGACGGCGCAAGGAACTTGTTTTCCACTAGCCAATCGTATTTCCCGTCTGTCATACCCGGCACGCATGAGGTCACGAATACGACTCTATGTCCAAGCGTCCGTAGTAGGTTGACGCCGTATAATGCGTTGTGTACCGGCAAGACAGCGGGATACAACGTCGGGTCGTGTAGGTACTCGTATAGCTTAGTGCCGCATTTACACTTCTCATGTACGCCGAACGTCGTCCAATCTTCCAGGGTCAACGTATCCTCGTAGTCTTTATTGTACCGGCGTAGCCACTCACTTTGCAGATCAGCCACCACACCGTCAACGTCGCAGGCTATTATCATCGTTTCACCACCAGTAGAATGGTTTTATCGTTGGGTCCGATTTCGATAACGCGGTCAGGCTTTAACGTTTGGTGATGTGACGCCCGGCACGCAGGACAACAGAACTTCTGCCACGCACGGGAAGGCACGAAAACGGCCCCACAAACGTCGTTAGCACACACCGCGTCTCTTAGCACACCTACACCTCCGTTCGTTGCTTAGAGTATGTATATAACGCATTGAGCGCATTTATTCAACCCTTGGGTGCGACACTGGCCGGAAGTTCCACAGCGGGCACGTTAACGACGTACATCCTTCGGTCTGTTGACGCCAGTTCCCGGATTCATGGTCGTCGTATACGCAGTCTTTACACATCAAGTTGACGGCGCGGCGTAGTGACTTCGTGTTACGTTGTGCCGTGGCGCGTTCGCTGTCGGTTATCATCGTTTCTCCAACCAATCGGTTAAATCCGCCTGACAGTAGGGACATTCAGCCGTCTTCGTCTCGACGTTCTCCGGCTCGCCTTTAGCCTTACGCGCTGCTCTACGTACTTCACCTACCGTCCAGTCGTTGGCTTCGGCTTCCTCTAGGATAGCATCAGCTTCAGCCGCCGGTAACGCCGCAACGGCGTCGTGGTGGCCGAACGTTAGGGCTTCGCGGCGGCGGTCGGGCGACATGTGTTCGGATACCCACTGGTATTTGCGTAACGCTTCCGGCGCTTTACCCGTTGCCTCGACGGCTTGCGCGTATTTCTCGCCATAATGCGCTTCGCCGTAGTTGAGCCAATCACCAATCCACCACGCCGTGGCTTTCTCAAGCAAGAGTAGCATCTTACCACGGTGCGCCCATTCGTCGTACTCAAGGTCAATCGGTAGGTCCAACGATACCGGAGTGTATTCGTTGCCTATAGTTAGGTCGTTCATGCGGTGCCTTTCTCTGTTTCTAATAATATGTCAACCTGTTCTGATTCCGGTTCGTCCGCAAGAGCAACGTTCTTTAGAGCTTGCCGGTAGTATGCCTCTTTGAGTTCTATTCCTATGCCTTTACGTCCGGCACGTAACGCACCGAACACCTCAGAACCAACCCCCATAAACGGAGTTAACACCGTATCGCCGGGATTAGACCACAACGCTATACATCGGTCGATGACGTCAAGTTGCAGCGGGTGTACGTGCTTTTCGTCGTCTTCGGTTTTGCAGTCGCGGTAGGGTAATACCCGTCCGAGTCTCACATCGTCCCAAAACGCGGAAGCGTATTGTCTCCATATCCAATGCGAGAACCTGTTTAGCTTTTGGTCGCCTACGAACCCGCGAAACTTCAGAACGTCCGACGGTGGGGTCCGTTCACCAGCGTACTCAAGAAACCCCGTAGGGTGGGCAATGGGTACGGCGTTCTCTCCAGCCTTACGGAACACCAACAGGTAGTCGGCGGACGCAACGCTACACCTTGACGAATCGTCTACTATGGTTCGGTGTGCCAATCCTTTAGCCATCGTCCGGTTACGCACCCCGAGAGGTTCCTTCCACACCGAATACCGTGCGATATACTGGAAGTTGTGTTTCTCGTGTAACCGGATAATGTCACCGGGGAAATCAACCATGTGGTCTAGTCCCGAGTTACCCGAAGGCACGTCGGCGCAATGTACGGCAGTCATACGTCCCGGTACTGTCAACCGCGCAAGATCCTTTACCACGTAGTTGTAATGCTCGAAAAACTGGTCGTAATCATCACAGTTCGATAGGTCGCGTTCGTTGGACGAATAGTTGTACAGTCCGCCGAACGGAGGTGAGTATATTGATAGATGTATTTTGTTGTCTGGTAACGTACGCATAACGTCAATACAATCGCCACAATACAGAGCGTATCGGTCGGTGATTTCTTGGGTTGTTACAGCCACGGCGGAACCTCCTCTTTGTTGGTTGCAGTGTCAACCCTAACAATATGCAACGCTTCTTTCATGTGGTCAACTAAGTGATTGAACATCCTATCAGCGGAGGCTTGTTTCTGTTTGAGGTTCGATAGAACTCTGCTCTGTCCTTCGGTGGTCACAACGTCAACACTGACGGGGTTCTTTTGACCGAACCTCCAACACCTACGCACCGCTTGATAGTACTGTTCAAAGCTATGTGACGGAAAGAACGTGACGCGGTTGCAGTGTTGGAAGTTCAGACCCCATGCGCCTATCTTCGGTTTGGTGACCAACACCCGCACGTCACCGTTAGCGAACGCCAGTAGCTTTTCTTCTTTAGCGTCGTCACTGTCGCGGCCCGACACTTGGACGGAATCGGGTATCAACTTTTCTAGTAGGTCGCCTTCGTTGTTGAGGTGACACCACACCATAGCCGGTTCACCGTGATCGACTAACGATCCTACTTTTTCGCATCGTTCGTTTATCGTGCGCCTTAGTTCTTCACGTTGTTCGTCTAACCCTATTGCCGGAAGGTCAAACAACATTCCGTCTGGTAGTGTTCGCGCTCTGACTACGTGTTGGTTTTCCACCAATGGCGGTAGCGTGAACTTGTCGTCGTTAAACCCAAGGTCGGACGGACGGCGCATGGCGCGTGCCCACGAACTCACCCACCGCCAAAACGGTATTTCGGCGTGACCTCGGAACCGCCACATCATAGCCTTGCCGTGCATTCGGCGCATGGCGCTGTTGTTCTGATCGTTCTTAAAGAACCTATTGAGTACGTCCATATACCCAAGGTGTCCAAGGGCTTCACTGCTTGTCCCTAGCTCTATGTGATCGTTGGGGGCGGCGGTTGCGGTACACAGTAAACGGTATGGAACCTTACGCATAAACACCGTTATCTCTTGGCGTCGGGCACCGGAAAAAGACTTTAGTATAGAGGATTCGTCACACACAACGCCGTCAAAGTCGTTAGGGTCGAATTTGGTCAACATCTCGTAGTTCGTTATTGTTATGTTGCCTTTGGTGGAACCGTCGCGGGACCGTTTAACCTCAACTCCGAACTTCTCGCCTTCCCTGACGGTTTGAGCGGATACGGCAAGCGGGGTGAGAATCAACACTTTACCGTTGGTGTGTCGCGCTACGTTATCAGCCCACACAAGTTGCATAGGGGTTTTGCCTAATCCGCAATCGGCAAACAACGCGCTGCGTCCTTTAAGTATTGCCCATTCGGTTAACGCAGATTGAAAGTCGAACAGGAACGAAGGTAAATCTACCGGGTCAAATCCACCGTTACCGCCGTCTTGTGTTTTACGGTCAAGAAACGTCTCGTAGTCAGAACAGCACGCGGTCATCTATCAATCCCGTGGAAGTCAAGCAACGCTTGCGCTACGCTTAACTTTTTACCTTGTCGCCTCAATCGCCGGTTCTTGCGTTCGATAGCCTTATTGAGCTTCTGAATCTCCGCCCGGTAGGTTTCGGCGCGTCCGCAGTGGAACTGTGCCGCTGATACAACGATATGCTCAGGTATGTACTGTTGTGTCGTTGTCATTGTGTGTCTCCTTGGTTGTTAAACGCAACACTACGCCTATCGCCACCCATCTTTGGTTTGCCGGGGCCGCGTTGTCCGGCCTTCACGCGGTCAACCGTGCGGGCGTGGATACCCAGGTGGCTTGCCCATGCGGTTCTAGTTCTTTTACCCGCCTTGATGTCGGCAACCACTTCGGGGGTCAGCACTTCAGCACAGCGGTCCCATTTCTCTTGCATCGGCGTTCTATTCACTTTGTATACCTATTCGTTCCTCGACGGCGTAGAATATATCTTCATCAGTTCCCGTAAGTTCGATGCCGTATTCCTTTCGCAACTTCGCGCCGAACCCTTCATACGCGATACATTCTTCCGCCCGCGTGAATACCCCTTCAATGAATAACTGATTGATACCGCGTTGTCTAGTGAGTGGACACAATAGTCGGTATCGGCAGAGCGACGGGCAAACGGGATTAACTTTCTTCATTGGTATACTTCCCGAAGTCTAATGGTTGGGGTGAATCTTTTGTCTTTGTTTCAACCCATGCCCCGGTATTGTGCTTGGGTTCGGGTTTTTCCTTGATACTCTGGTAGTACTCCTGCACCGACCGCGCAAACATATCGGTAGCGCATCCCTTGGCGTATAGCCACTTCATTGACGGGCGCTGGCCATCTTTGAGAACCAAAGGCAACCCACGTATAGCGGCTTCAAGCTCCGGCGACGGTTTGCCTTTACGGAAATACTGCTTCAGAATAGAGCCGTTGGTTGTCTGTTCTTCGGGGGTAGAGCGCCACACCTCACGGAACAACGCCATGTAATCGCCAAAGGTGGGCGCTTCAGCGCCGTCACTGTTCTTTATATTCTGCATCTGACTCTGCTTCTGTATCTGTATCTGTTTATCAAGGCTTGAAGCCTCGGCCAAGCCACCCTTCAAGCCACCCTTGCGCGAGGCTTGCGTTTTCTTGCCTCCGCGCCGTCCTGCGTCGCTTAACGTTTCAAAACGTTCCATTGCTTCGTGGCGTCGTTCGTTCAGCTTCGGATTCACCCGGTTAGGGAAGGCGTCCACTACAATGTCGGAAACTTCGGCTTCAAGGCACCCTACAAGCCTTGC